GGCGCTTACCCTCTTCGAGTCGCACCCGGAGGTGATCTCCGCGATGGTGTTCATCCTCCAAGTGCTGGTCGCCACTCTCGTGGCCGTCCTGACGGCCTACTTCAAGCGGGAAGTCGAGATGTTGCGGCGCGCGGATGCGGAGGAGCGCAGCGAGCGCAGCGAGCTCGAGAAGCGCGTCCGCTCCGAGATCGCGACCGTCTTCGGCAGGCTCTCGGCCGTCGGGGAGCGCTTCGATCGCGTCGACGCTGCTGCGGCGGATCGTCGCGTAGCCATCGCCGCGCTGGAAGCGCACTACACGGAGATCAGCCGGCGGCTGGATCAGGTGGGCTCCGAGCTTCGTGAGCTCAACCGCCTGGTGCGCGAGGTCGTGCACCGGCGTCGTGCCACGGACCATGCGGGCTACGGGGAGTGACGTGATGCCTGGAGCCATGGACAAGACTCTCCGTGCCGCGGCAGTTCGCCTGATCGGGCGTTACGGGGCGCCTATCGAGCTGCGGCGGCGCACCGGGGGCGGGTACGACCCGAATACCGGCGCGCTCGCTTCGGGGGGGCAGGTCCTCTCTGCCCCGGTGCTGGGTGTCCTCGAGCGCTTCTCCCCGGCCGAGATCGCAGCCGGAGTGGCGGAAGCCCCGGACGTCAAGGTCCTGCTCGCGGCGGCCAGCGTGGCTTCGCCGCCGCAACGAGGCGATGAGCTGGTGCTCGAAAGCGGGCGCTGTCTGCAGGTGGTGGCCGATCCGGAGCAGCTCTACTCCGGCGCGCAGGCCTGTCTCTACTCCGTGCGAGCGCGAGGCTGACCATGTTTGTCGTGCTCAACCTGGAGGAGTTCGAGAACGATTTGGATCGCTGGGTCAACGAGATCCTCCCCGAGAAGATCTCCAAGATCCAACTGAAGCTGGCGTTCGACATCTTCGCGGCGCTGGTGCGCCTCTCGCCCGTCGACACCGGCCGCTACCGCGGCTCGTGGACGATGGCCGAAGGCGCCCCGGATTCAACCGTGCAGCCGGAAGGGCCGGGCCCGTTCCCGGAGCCGACTACGCCGGCGCTCGCGGTCGCGACCACCTGGGCAGCGCTCAACGTCATCTGGCTCGCGAACCATCTGCCCTACGCCGAACGCCTCGAGGAGGGGCATTCCGGGCAGGCGCCGAGCGGGGTCGCTGCGCCCGTGCTCGCCAGCCTCGAAGCGGGTGGGTTCCTGCGCAGCGTCGCAAGCGAGGTCGACTGATGGCGTTCGGGGACGAACAGAAGGTGGTCCGCGAGGTGCTCGCAAGCTGGGCCGACACCGTGGTCGACTGGTCGGACTTCAACGCGGGGCGCTTCGAGCCCCCGGCGCCCGACCCCGCGGCGGGCGAGCAGGCCAGCTGGATCCGCCCCGCGGTGCGAGTCGGGGATGCGCGGCGCGCCGAGCTTGGCCCCGTGGCGATCCGGCGCACCACCGGCGTCGTGATCGTGCAGGTCTTCGTGCCGATCGGGGCGGGCGATGCGATCGCGGCGTCGCTCGCCGCTTCGGTGGCCGCCGTCTTCCGCGACCTCGAGCAGGACGGCATGCAGTTTCTCGAACCGCAACCGCGACCGGTCGGGCCGGAACCCGACGGCGCCTGGTATCAGGTCAACGTTGAAATCCCGTTCCGGCGGGACGAGAGGATCTAGGAGGTCCACATGGGCAGCAGCAACCGGACGCGCGTGGCCTACGTCGCCGAGAGCAACTGGGGCGTCACGCCGGCCACCCCGACTCTCACCACGGTGCGGCGGACCGGGGGGAGCCTGAAGTCTCCCACCGAAACCGTCACCAGCAACGAGATCCGGTCCGATCGCAACCGCGCGACGGTGCAGCGGGTGGGGGTCTCGGCCAACGGCTCGATGGAGTTCGAGCTCAGCTACGGCTCGCACGACGATCTGCTGGCCGCGGCTTTCGCCTCGGCCTGGACGACGGCGATCAACTTCAGCGATTCGGTCCAGATCACGGCGCTGACCGGCACCATCGCAGCGACGGGGGCGTTCACGAACGCCTTTGTGGGGCAGTGGCTCAAGCTCTCGGGCTTCACCAAGCCCGGGAACAACGGCTACTTCCGGGTCGCGACGAAGACTTCTGCGAACGAGATCACGGTCGAGGACCCCGATGATGTCCTCGAGGACGAGACCAAGAGCGCGGCGATCACCTCCGGCGGCTGCCTCCGCAACGGGACGACGGAGTCGTCGTTCACCATCGAGCAGTCGCACCTCGATCTCGGCTTCTACCTCCAGTTCCTCGGCATGCGCGTCGGCGGGGTGAACCTCTCGATCCCGGCGAGCGGGCTCATCACCGGCAGCTTCGACTTCCAGGGCAAGGAGGCCACGGCCTCGGCCGCGACCATTGCGAACACCCTCACGGCTGCCGGCACCAACCCGGTCTTCAACGGCACCTCGCACTTCGCCGCGCTCACGGTGGGCGGCGCCGCGCTGGCGGACAATCTGACCGAGATCTCCGTGGCGCTCACGAACAACCTGCGGCAGCGGCGGGCGCTCGGCTCGCTCGCTCCGGTCGGCGTGATCTACGGCACGGCGGATGTCACCGGGTCGTTCCGGCTCTACCCGACCGGCAAGACTCTCATCGACAAGTACCTGGACTTCGAGGAGTCCAGCCTGGCGCTGCGCCTCGTGGGCGGGGATGGGAAGAAGAGCTACATCCTCACGATCCCGAAGCTCGTCTTCACGGGTGACCTGCCGGAGACCGGCGCGCTCGATGGCGATGTCACGCTCGATCTGAACTGGACGGCCTACTTCGACTCCGGGCTCGACTGCACCATCCAGCTCGATCGCTTCGCGGCCTGAGGACTCCCCCCGGAGCCTCGGTGTCGGGGCTCCGGGGACAACCCGAAAGGAGAGAAGGAATGTCTTACCTGTACGACTTCGACGTCGATCTCGAGACGGAGGGGAAGTGGATCGAATGGGGGGGCGGAGTGGCCTTCCTGATCGCCGCCGCTGGCAACGAGAACGCGAAGCGGCTTTCGGAGAAGCTCAACGCCAAGTACTCGCGCCCCGGGTTCCGGTCGCGTCAGCCGACGGAGGAGGAGGCGGTCGAGAACCTCCGGAAGATCGCCGCGCACGCGATCTGCCGGGGCTGGCGCGGTGACCTGCGGAAAGTCTTCGGCCCGCAGTTCGCTGACCAGCTGCGAGCGCTCGGGGTCAGCGTCGACGACGATGTCTGCCCGTCCTACACGCCCGAGGTGGCCGAAGGGCTCATGCGGCTCGAGGTGGTGCGTCCCGGGAGCACGGCGGTCAACAAGATCGGCGAACGCTTCCTGCGTGACGTGGTCCGCGTGGCGACCGAGGAGGATCTCTTCCGCGCCGAACAGGTGGAGGAGGACCGGGGAAACTGATCGAGGCGCTCCGCTGGGAGCTCTGGCGGAGCCGCCTCCCTGAGAAGGAACGGGATGCGATTGAAGAGCGCAGGCGGAGCGGCAAGTGGGTGCGACCGGAGCATCTGCCCCCGGAGATCCCCGCGCACCTGGCAGCGATCTGGGCCGGGTTCTGGGACCTCGACTCCTGTCGCATGGTCGGCATGGCTCCCGGGCGCATCCCGTACACCGCCATGCTCGCCTGGCTCGACGAGCACGGCGTGTCGGGCCCGGACCTCCGCCGCTGGCACGTCGAGCTCTGGCAGGCGCTTGACGCCGAGCTACTGCGAGAGGCAGCGAAGCACACACCCCCGGGACCGACGGAATCAGCCGGGCCTGCGAGGCCGGGCTCGCGCGTGACGAGGCGGTAGATGGCCAAGTCCTACGACGTTTCCATCAGGATCGACGCCAGGGAGGCGAAGCGGGGCGCGCAGGACGTCCGTGCTTCGCTCGCCGGCATCAAAGCTGAGGCTCGCGAGGGCGCGAGCGCGATGCGTGCCGCTGGTGGGGTCTGGGTTGCGGCGCTGGCGGCGATCGCCGGCAGCGTGGCGATGGCGTCGAAGGCGGTCCGGGCGTTGGCCGAGACGGCGCTGCAGATGGAGCCCCTGACGCGTTCCCTCACGCTCCTCGGAGGGAACGCCGCGGCGGCCGGACGCGAGCTCGAGTACATCCGCGGCGAAGCGCGGCGCCTGGGGTTGGAGACGATCTCGGCCGGCGAGGCGTACGCGAAGTTCGCGTTGTCACTGCGGGGGACGGCGCTGGAAGGCGACAGCGCGCGCAAGGTCTTCTCGGGGGTGCAGACGGCCGCGACGGCGCTGGGGCTTTCGGCGGGCGAGACGGCGAACATCCTCGACCAGCTCCAGCAGATGACGCAGCGGGGGACGGTCTCCGCCGAAGCGCTGACCGGGCAGCTTGGCAAACGGCTGCCGGGTGCTCTGGGGCTGGCCGCGCAGGCGATGGGCGTGAGCACCGAAGAGCTCCGCGCGATGGCGAAAGAGGGGAAACTGCTCGCCTCGGACCTGCTCCCGAAGCTGGCGGAGGTGATGGAGAGCACGTACGGCACGGCCGCCGCTCAGGCGGCCGACGGGCTCGGTGGATCGCTCACGCGCGTCGGCAACGCGTGGACCGACCTGAAGGTGGCGGTGCTGGAGAGCGGTCTCGACAAGGCGATGGAGGCGACGGTCCGCGGCGCCGCGCTCCTGCTCGAGTGGCTGGTCGGAGTGGTGCGCAAGGCCGCACAGGCGATCCGCGGTCTCCTGGTCGACTACCTCCAGTATCAGGCCGAGGCCACGCTGGGACTTTACCGGGCTCTCGAGAAGCTCCCCGATGCACTCCCCGGGGTGCAGAAGCTGCGCAACAAGGTGTTGGACCTCGGGGGCACGATCCTCGACCTGCGCGATTGGCTCTCCGGCACGACCGGAGAGGCCTTGGCGGCGGCTCCCGCGCTCGGGCAGGTCGAGGAGGCTGCCACGGGGCTCGGCGACAGCGCCAGGACTGCGGCGCAGGAGCTGGAGCGCCTGATCGCCGGGCTCTACGCGCGGCTCGAGGCTTCGGACCCGCGGCGGATCGTGCGCGAAGGGCTCGAGGCCCTCCAGGTGCTCGA